TTTAAAATTGTATATACAAAAACACTTCTTTAATTTTCCAATGCTTCGACCATTTTCCTAAGCTCCCCACGGCTCAGGGCGATACTGAAAACCTCCGTTAACTTCTCCGTGATTATCCAGGAGCCAGTAAGCTTTTGGAAATACGCTTCGTTGTTGCTCGGGTTGTTTAGGTTGACCGTCTCGCCCTTACCGGGCTTGTATTCTGCAAGGCTTGCAAGCGTTACGGCGGCTTCCTCGGGTGTACCTAAATAGACTTTCATAATATACCTTTCGGTCTCGCGCGTTATCGCCTCGATGGTTATTTCCCCATTGGTATCAACCAATTTGCAAACGCCCATGCGGAAGGACTTTAATACATAGGGCTTACCTTGACTTGTAATCTGTGAAAACATTGATACACTTGTAAGAATTAACACTGCTAATACTACTAACTTTTTCATAATCATTTGTTTTTAAATTGTTATTATTTCCTTTTGACATTACAAACATACGGCAAATAACGATAGGTTGTATATTCTGTTAACGCCATTTAAGAAATAAATTTCATTTAGTTATTCTGTTAACAGTTGGTTAACATTTGGGGGCTTTTACACCCCCTCTCTGTTATCACTAATTAACAATACGCTCAAACCCTCGTACGCGTCCGATACCTGCGACGGTTTTGCCATTCGCTGCGCGTTGCCACCCTTGTACCTTAGACATGATAGCGGCTATCTCGCGGCTCTCCTTAGTTGTTACGCGCCCTACTTCCATCTCGAACACATCTGTAGCTATTTGCATAATAGATACGAAGTCCATCTTTTCCAGTGTAAAATCTTCCGGGTCTATCTTTGATGCGTCGTACTCTCTAAAGTACATGCGCCTTTCGTTCACAAACATTCGTCTCCAGTCTGTAGGCACGCGCATATTCAAATACGCCTCTACTGATGCGGTACGGGGGTCTGCCTCGAAATGCTCTTCCCGTCCTTTCTCGGCGATTTCCTCGGCTTCACGAGATAGCAATGTACTTACTTTGCAGAAATACATCTGCACGGCTTCAGCCCATAGCTGGTCTACGTAATCGTCGAAACTCTTCTCAAAGATAAGGTGCGTATTAGCGTTTGCCTTGACCTTCACGGGCAAAAAGCGCCTGCCACCCGTATCGTCCTTTAGAAATTCGTCCCTGTTCGTCGTACCTATAAAGATACACTGCCTGGGAAAGTTCTTAGTGACACGCCCGTATGCTGGTCTGTAGCTGTCCTCTGTTTTGGAGATGAAATTTTTAACGCCCTCAACTTCTGAACGTCTCATTGCTGACAACTCGGCAACCTCCAATATCCAGTTACCCTGCAATTGTTCAAACGCGCCCTTACCGTCCATGCTTGAAAGGCTATCAGAGAACCAGTGTTTACCCAGCTTTCGGATGAATGTGCTTTTTCCTGCGCCCTGCTCGGACTGTAACACTAACATGCTGTCGAACTTGCAGCCCTTTTGGAATATACGCTTAACCGCGCCCACCATCATGATACGGAATGCCTCTCGGGTGTATATGTTATCTTCCGCTCCCATGATGTGAATTAAAGCCCTATCAACTCTTTCGATACCGTCCCATTTCAATTTGGTTAGGTATTCCTGCACGGGGTGGAATGAATTCATTTCCGCGGATAGTGCTATAGCATCGTCAATCTTTGCGCTATTCGATATGCCGTAAACGTCTTCGATGTGTTTACGTACTCCCGAGTAGTCCACATCCTGGAAGTCCAAAGAACTATCCTTTGCGCGCCATAGGGGGACACGAGTAACAACCCGGCGTTCTTTAAATAGGTCGCGAGCGATAAGCCCCTTTAAATTCGGGTCATACTTCATGATTAGGCCCAAATTCTTCGCGGATGGTAGGTAAGCGCCGCGCTTATCGGTTTCCAACTTCGCCATAGCGTCCTCATACGTTGTCGCCACGTCGGCGTCTGTCGCTTCCTCTACTTCTATTACATCGTCGAAATCGTCCATTATTTCGCCAGCCTTAACCGCCAACATTCGGGCACGTGCCGCGGCTACCTTCGCGTCCTTGTTTACCAGTTCGTTCATAGCCTCGGTGGAGTTCTTCCTATCCGTGCCCTTATCCAGCTTACCGAACTTGTGTACACGCACAAGGTCGTAGGCGTTAAACACGTGGTTGCCTTGTATCGGGTCGTTGTTATGGAATGAATAGGCAAACATATCATTGAAGGTAATCATGCCGCCCGAAGTTGACCCTCCCGTATACGTCCATCTATCCTCCTGCTCGGTAGGCTCGTAAACGTCCGATAGGTATTCCGCGATAACCTCGCTAATCGTGTATGCCCGGCAAAAGTCTCCTACAATGCCCTCCTTTAGTGTGGGGTCTTGCTGTTCTTTAGCAAGCGTCCGGGCTTCGCCCTTCTCGTCCTTGTGGTATGCCCATTCGGTAGTATCTCTCCAATCGTCGTACATGCCCAGATACTTTTGCACGTCCAAAGGGTTTTCGTTAAACGCTGAATAATCTGTAAACTCATAGTCTACATCCCGGGAAACCGACGGGAAAAACATGCAGCGCTCGGGTTGAAACGTCGTTCTGTCATACAAGTCGATACCCGTTAACTCCGCAACCTTTCGGGCAATAGCCTCGTATTGTTCCCCGTCCACTGGTTCGGACAACGGAATGATAACACGGTATCGAAGTGTATTTGCCTTCGGGTTATGCTTGTGCGTCCCGTGAATGATACATGCGCAATTAATAACCGAGTAGAATGCCTCGGGGAAGTTCTTTTCGCCGTAGTCAATATCGAGCGCCAAAATAGAGCGTTCCCCGACATTGTTTTTGTTTCTACGGCTGCCTAATAACTCGCCGCCCATGAATGCGCCTACGTCTTTAATATTACCCTGCTCGGCTTTGCTCGCGCTTATAAACTCCCGGTACGTCTCATCCGTAACCTTTGCCCTTGCCAGCTTCTCGGTCAACTCGTCCCATGAGTAAGAGCGGTTTTTCCATGAAGTAGATTTTGCGCTGCTTGCTGTAGCAATTTTAAAAACCATTTTTCGTAAATCCATAATTTTAATCTTTTTTGTAATATTCAGTAATATAACCTGCTGCCCTTAATGGTATGCCCTTTGCCCAACTCGGGGCACTGCACATGGCATCGCTCATTATTTGCAGCGTCTTTTCTTCGTTCCCGTCTTTCGGAATCTCGGCGGCTATCTCATCGTGCACATGCAGCACGATATTAAAACCTAAATCGAATACCTCAAAAATCGCATTTGCCAGCAAGTCACGGGCTATTGCTTGTACAACGTTCTCGGTTAACTTGCCTCCGTAGGTGTTTAGTTTAACCCATTTCCCGGAAGTTTGGTCTTGACCCATGTAGGATATATTTTCAACTTCAAACGAGCCGTTAACGCCTTCTATGGTGCGCCTCCCCATTCTTGCCGACGGATAAAATAGCTTTCTACCGCTCGGTAGTTCGATAGTCATTGCGCCGCTCTCATATCGAAAAATAATACTCGAAACATCGTCTACCCTATAAACTTGTTCGCGTCTCGTTCCGATACATCTTTTGGCGCAATCCTCAAGCGAACGCCACAAAGATACTATTTTCTTATTAGCTTCTCTCCATTTTGACAATATTTGAGGTTTTTCTTCATCTGTTAATGCTTTTTTAATATCCATTGTGGTAAGGGCATTAACGCCGCCGCCATATCCGAGTGCAAGCTCCGCTACCTTACCGCGCTGTCTTAAATCGTCTCCCTTGTGTACTGGGACACCAAACATTTTAGATGCCGAGGCGCAATAAATATCTGCTTTCGGGTCGTTAAATAAGTCTAAACGCCATTGCTCGTTTGCAACCCATGCAATTACTCGGGCTTCAATCGCCGAGAAGTCAGCTACAGCGAACGTGTACCCCTCGGGGGCGATAAACGCGGTACGTATAAGCTGCGAAAGTATATGTGTAGGCTTGTCGTATATAACTTCCATCATATCCAAATCGTGCAGCTTTGCGAGGTCTCGTGCCCCGTCCAAGTCCTCGATATGGTTCTGCGGTAGGTTCTGTAATTGGACCAGGCGCCCGGCCCATCTCCCGGTACGGTTCGCCCCGTAATAACGGAACAAACCTCTGATACGGTTGCCCCTCCCGGCGCTTGCGAGTATGGCGGTGTACTTGGCGTTCGACGTTTTACCTATCTCCCTACGCAAGTCTATAACGCCTAACACTGCTTGCTTATCCTCTTCAGTAACGTTTTTAAGGCTCGCTACGGTCTTTATAACCTCTTCGATACTATTCTTATTGAGAGAATCAATAACCACGCCTGTACGCTCTTTAATGAAGTTCTTTAGCTGTGGCATGGACTTTAGAGAACTTAACCCGAATTCCTTTTCGGCTTTTTCAGTAAGACGCGCTTTATATTCTTCGTCCATATCTTGCGCGGCGTGCGCCAGCTCGAGGTCTGCCAATATGCCGTAGTCGTTTATACGCTGGTCTGCTGCATAGATGCGTTGTTCTTCTTCCGGGAATTCAAACCGGGACAACTTACCGAATATTTCCTTTTCAGAAAGCACGTCATAACGCAGATATTCTTTGAACTCCTCCCAGGCTTTCGGGTCGTGCTCGGGAAGGTTACGGGTACGTCCGCCGTTTGTTTTGGTGGGTTTGCAAGGGATAGAAAAGTAACGGATGAGGTTTTTTCCCGTGCCCTTCTTCTTATCGTCCAGGTTCAGAATGTTAGATACCGCCTCCAGTGATGCGGGCATACCGCAATATAACGACATGTTAGCTGTGCAGAAAAAACGCATAGGGCTGATGTCAAACCCGTACTCGCGCAAACAGATACGCTCAAATGTAGCGTTGTGTGCTACTACTACAACGTCCTCGTTGTTCTTTACATACGTGAACAACTCGTTGAACTCGTCCAGTCCTCCGGGCTTTGTTAGGTCGATAATTGAAACGTCCGTGTCGGTGTCCCACATGTAACCACAAAGGAGAATTTCGAAATTCTCGTCCTCACAGTATTTATAGTTACCAGCGCTTTTAATGTCCGTTTCGGAATACGTTTCAAAGTCTATAAAAAGATGCTTCATAATATGCATAAGTCTTTTGAGTTAATGCCTTGAATCTCTTTCACGTAATCAATAGCCAATTGCAAATTAGGGTTGCTAAACAATATCGCATTGTCTCGGGTTCTCACTAATGTGTGATAATAATTAGCTCCACTCGGTTGGTCATACACATAGTCTATAAAATACTTCGTTGTAACTTTCATAACTTCTTTGGTTTTAATTGTTTATACTAATACAACGGCAAAGGTAGGTAAAAGTTTTTAATAAACAAGAAGAAAGGCTACTAATTGCATTTATTTAACAATTAGTAGCCCTTTAACTTAATCTGCAAAAATAGGTGAGTAGAAAATAAATCCGCGCTTTTCGTTGAGAATTACGTATGTTTGTTGTGGTTCCTCATATGCCAGTCCGTGTCCCACTGCGAAAGCATCGAAACCTTTTAAAGAGCCGTTAACGCAAACCTCTTTAGTGTATACCATTTGGTGATAATGTCCTATAAAGGCTTTATCAATTTGTATTGTTTGGTTCATCTTTGCGTACCAGCGCATCATTGACGGGTAAATACCCCCGATACCGCCGGCTGTTCGGAATTGATGCCCATGCGCAAACAACACTTTCTTTCCGTACACGTCGATATAAGCAAATTCACTTTCGGGGATAATGAAACTGAATTTTGTCAGCCCCATAAGTGTTAAGGTGTGTTCGATGTCCTTGTACATGAAATATTCATAGTTCATCTCGAAACCGTTGCTAAACTGCATCTTTTTTGTAGTTCTTGAATGGTTTCCACATATACCGATGACAGTAATTTTGTTAACCTCGGGTAGCTGGTCATGCAGATACTTAAGCCCGGAGATAATTAGGTTCTTAACGAAGTTAACACCGCGCATCGGGGACATGCTATTTGTTTGCTCGAGTTCGGGGTGTATGTAGCCGCCTATCATATCACCAATCAAACCGATAACCAAGTTGTCCACGGGCTTTTTCTTAATCATATAGGCAGCATTCGCAAAGAAATTAGTGATACGCTTTTCTGCGATATCCTTGTTATACTCGTTTTTTCCCAATACCGTAGATGCCTTTACTACTTCGTCGGCGTGCCAGTCAGACGCGATAAGAAACCCGGTATTACCCTCGTCGAGTGATGTATTTTTCTTCGGTGTGATGTGTACCAGTTCGACGGGCGGCGCGTCCTTCTTCAAACCTATAATACCCTTTAGCTCTTCCTCGTTGTAATAGCTTTTAAGCTCCTCTATTAAGGGGTCAGCCTCTACTACGGGCTGCTGTACCCCTACTAATGCTTTGCCTTCACGAGCTGCCCAGTATGCCTTGTTGACCTTATTATATTTTTTCAACGGTTTTCCCGTTACCTTTGAAATTCTAACTCCTTCCGCGTTTACATACGAATCGTATTTTCCCATTTTTGCTTTTTATTTTTGGGCGGCTGTTACACCGCCCGGCTATTAATCTGCTTAATTGAATTGTTAGTTGAATAAATCGTCGTTCTCGTCTTCAAAATCGAAATCGTCAATGCTTGTTCCGCCGTCCAGTCTTTCGTCGTCTCTCGTCTTCTGCACACCGTTCAAACCTACACCGATACCGTATTTCCCGGTAAACTCATAAGGGTAAAATGATACGGCTACGTTGCCCCAAGAACCGCTATAAACTTCGTTCTGGTCTGTTATGTACTGTTTCTTACCGTCGATTACGATAGGTGCGCCTTGCTTCTCTTTACGCTTTGCGTTGATAAAGTAGCACCCTTGATATTCTGCACCGTCTTTCTCGGCATCCCCATCTCTTAACGGGTTAGTCCATACCTTCGGGTCTTTGCCGTTCAGTTTCGGGTAACGAGATTTCAGCCCCCTAAATTCTTGTTCTATAGCTTCCTTAATCTTTGGGACTTCCGGGCTATCCTTCGGAATCAATAAACATACACTGTAACTTGCTTCTCCTTGTCCGTTGACTTGTTGCGCTTCAAACAATCTAACATAACTCAATCTCACGTTCTTAATCATTACTTTCATATTCTACAATTTTTGTTTTTGCCCTCTAATCGGTTCGGGCGTTCCGTTTTTAATTTGATGATGCGAAGATAACAAATAAACCAATAGGTTGTTTACTCTGTTAACCTTGTTTAACTTTAAAAGTCTTTGGTGCTATTGAAATAGCATAGTCTAAGTCTCTTTGGTCTGCCATCCATATGATAAACTTCGGGTCATTTTTGTAGCATGTTCCAAAGGCATATCTATTTAACTTTTTGATGGCTTTAATCTCGTCCGCGCTGAATCCCTTTATAGCTACCAAAAGATTTTGCATGTCTTTAGAGGTTCTTTCGAGTTCTTTCTTGCTCCAGGTACGGAATTGCTTTTCATTCCAAAACTCGGTTCTTTCTTGAATCTCTTTCTCCGTTAAAATACCGTTGTTACTTTTCATATCGTTTTGTTTTTAAATTGATAATGCAAATATAACGCTTTATCTGATAAGTTGGTTCTTTTGTTAACTTCTTTTATGAATTTAATTCATCGAAGTCATCTATAGTTGGGCTTAGCTCCTCGCGCTTATCGCTTTCCGGGGCTAACGTTGGTAGTCCTTGCGGCTTGACTATCAGCCCGTCAAGCGTAGCGGCGAGCGGCTTTTTACCAACCAGGCGTTCAAGGTCTCCAATACCTTTCAGTTTGCGGTTAGTTATGTCCTCGGTAGATAACCCGATGGCATTTAGCCGCTCTATGGCTGTTTCCTCGTCGTTTATGACACGTGCTGACCTGCCCTCTACGAGTTTCCACCCCTTAACCTTTTCGCCTCGTAGGGCGGCTTGCATTGCAAATGTCTTGACCGAGGCAAGCCAGTCGGTGAACATATCGGACTTGCTTAGTATGTCGCCTATCTCGTCAAGCGTTAATGCCTTGGTGTCCCCGTAGGTCTCGAACTCGTTAACTAAAGCATCTTTCTGTGCCCTGCACTGTGCTTTGAACTTGCAGAACTTACAATGACTACCTACTTTGGTTTCCCCTTGTCCCGCCCATGCCTTCTCCGCGGTGGGACGCAGCACATGTATCGCCCAGTGGATCAAATCACGCGCGGACATCTCGAATACCGAGTAATTGTCTAACCGTACTTGTGCGATGTGCATACGTACCTTTTCAATCTTGGAGCGGTGCGATGGCTCTAAGGAGTTAAGCACCCCTATAGCGTACATCATCAATTGGCTGTTTTCGTTTGCATCTACTTGTACGCCCTTGCCATATTTTAGGTCTATGATGTTTAGAACTGTCTCGCCCACTATGTCGCAGTCACAGCTACCGAAACACTCGGGTACGTATGCGGTTAGGTCAAACTTTCGCTCTATACTCATTTTGGCGCCTTCCTCCAGTTCATATATGTCGCACACATAGCACACGTAATCTGTTACGTAGTGTTCCATTTCTGAACTATAGTATTTGTTGTTACGTATTTCGTCGGGTACGGGCAATTCGTCCAATAATGGTAGATATTCCCCGGCCAAATACTTTTCTATCGCGTGCTCTGCCAACTCGTGCACTACTGTCCCTTCTTCTGCTGCCGCGCTACTCATGCTCTCATATGGTTCTTCCAACCGTGCGGACGGTGTGCAGTTAAGCCATCGGTGCGAGCTGCTCGGGGAAAGCAGGGCATGTGCCCTACTTGTGTGGTCTATTTGTACTTCCATTCTTTTTAATCGTTATAGGTTTCAATACGTTGTTTCAATAGCTCGTACTTCTCGGGCTTGATGCGCATAAGGGATGCGCCGCCAAACTCCAGCATGATATCCGTTAATTGCGGACGGGTGATTTTCCCGGTCTTCATTAAATCAATCATGAACGCCTGCATGTCTTTTGCCGTTAGAGGCTCTTTTGAGGCTTTTTCCGGGGCTTTCTCCTCTTCAACGGGAGCTTGTATATGTTCGGGTTCAATCGTCGGTTGTGGGGCTTCCTTTACAGTCTTTGGCTTTGCTACATTTTCGGGCTTTGGCTTTGCTACATTTTCGGGCTTTGGCTTTGCTACATTTTCGGGCTTTGGCTTTGCTACACTTTCGGGCTTTCCCATTTCTTTTTTCACATTTGCGATAGCGTCTGCTATTGTTTCCTCGGCAACAGCTACCGCTGTGGCTTCGGGATTTGCTACCTCCTTTACTTCTTGAACGGGTGCGGCGGTCTGCGTCGGTTCGCTAAACGTTGGTACACTTGTACTGTTTACGGGGCTTTCTGTAGGCGCTGCCATAGCCTTAAGCGGTGCGCTTCCAAATAGACTGTTCATGAGTTCATTTACAAATGCTACTTCTTGTTCGTTTGTAACGTCAAAATCAATTGTTAACGGTGTAATCTTCATTTTCTTTTCTTTTTATATGGTGAATAACTAATTTATGCTTCTTTGATTTGTTCGGCTTCCAAAATGGCTTGTGCAACCTTGACTACCGTCTCATTGTAGAACTCTTCCCACTCGTCGCAGTAGATGTACATATCCTCTATGTTTACCGGGTATTTCGTCCCCTCCATTGTAGAGACGTAGTAAGGGAGTATAAATCCCTCAAACGTCGGCATTTCGTGCACTGCGTCAATAACTCGGTAGTTGTTCTTTCTCGCACTCGCCTGCAAATGCTTTTTCACTTCCTCGATAATAAACTTTTGCTCTTCCACAACTTTATCTTTTTAAATTGTTGATGCAAATATAACGGTTTTGCTAATACGTTGGTTCACTTGTTAACCTTATTTAAGAAAATAGCTTCCATAAGGTTCTGCATGTGTTCGTATACCATACCGTTGTATTGGTATGCCTCAAATCTACCGTTATGGCGTACCGTTGTATTGGTATGCCTCAAATCTACCGTTATGGCGTACCTCTGAAAAAGTATCGCTATACTCGTTGCCTGTCTCGTCTATAAATACTAATACGTGGCTTTTCATCTCGAGCTGACCGACGGTCAATGTTTCTCTGAAAATTAAATCAATTGCTTTCATACTTCGCTTCGTTTTATACGTTAATACAAATCTACGTTCTTACTTGTTCACGGTTATCTCCAGTTTAATGTCTTGGTGACCTCTTTTCTTTTAAAAAAAAACTATTCGGTGTTTGGATCCCTTTCACTTTCCAAACTTTCCCTTTCGGGTATCGTGTTCTTAGTTTCAGTAAAGAACAACCTTGTTTCCTTTTGACATTGCGAAGATACAGCAAATATCAATAGGTTGTATCTCTTTTTTGTGCTAATAAACCTTAATCAAAAGTGAAAAGATGTAAATGAACAGTGTGTACAATCTAAAGTGCTATTTATCAGTGCCTTATCCTGCACAGCACAGAAACGCACCTAAATTTCTAAACTTTAATATAGGATATAGCGGTTTTTACAGCTCGTTCTATAGTGGTAAATGGTATTTTCTCCAAAATAATGTTTTACCCCCTTTTTACTGTGTTTACTGTGCATTTACATATAATGTATTATAATATAAGGAGTTAGACTGCACAAGAGACCTGCACAGACCTACTTTTCTACTGTGCAGACTGTGTCTAAAGAATGTTAACAAAAAATGGAGAACTGTTAACAGCCCTCCATTTCCTAATTATTTTAGCTTTACAGCTATGTCTATATCCATCTTTGATTTGGGGTTTTTGTTTGATATGTCGTGCTCCACAGCCTTGACCCCCCATCTGAAAAACAAGAATCTTTTCTTCCGGACTGTGATAACACCCGTTATCGTGTCCCTGCCTTGGTAGCTTAATTCCGTGCTATCCCGTTTAACCCTTGCTTGTATCGTGTTCCATGCGTCCCGGTATTCCGCTATGAGTTCCCCGGCTACGGTATCGGTACGTACAACCTCCTTTATTACTGTCTTGGTAACGGTACGAGTTGCGGAAAGCGCGTCTTTCACTCGGACATTTAGTGCCTCCACCGCTTTATATAGGTCTGCGTTCGTCTTCTTTAGCTCCTTGTGCGACATCTCTAAAGCTTTACGCTTCACCGCCGCATCACCGAGCTTTGTTTTGTACTCTATCTGCACATCGTTCATCGCCTCGACGTTACGTTCCAAACGTCCTATTTCGGCTCCTTGCTTCCTTATGGTGTCTACCATCTTGGTTATTGCACCGAATAGCACCATAAGGACTGCAAAGCCTATAATTATCTTTTGTAGTTTATTCATAGTGTATTGCATTAATACGGTTCATCCACCCCTTGCGGTATTTCTCGTTTTTGGGTCTCGCCTTGCATATCTCATCTATGAACTTTGCCCTATCGTCTTTAATCATTTTAAAGAGCGCAGCTGCGTCCATAGCATTAAGGGCTGCAATGGTCTGCTTACCTACGATACCGTCCGCCTTGACGCCTAAAAGACGTTGTGGGCGCTTTATACCGTGCGACCCAGAAGCCCAAACCCAGTCAACTAAGATATTTGCTACTGATTGGTTTTTAATCTCATCGGCTTTCCACCTATCCCAGTACAAGGACTTAAAAACGTCGTGCCATTCGACATCAGATATGTTTTTCAAGTCGTCAACGGTTGGGGCTTTTTGCCCCTTCCGCTTCCTGTATTCGGTGAATGTGCCTATAGTGATACCTTTGTTTGTCGCGCCCCCGAGGTCGTCCGGGTCGTTAACGAAACCGCCCTCCCACTGTAGAATGAACGGTATTAATTTACTGCTGTTCGCCATCTTCTTTCTCCTTTTCTTCTAAGGGTATTTCATATTTGCCGTCCTTAATCTTTTTCTTGAGCTGGAAATACTTGCTATTCGCTATGCTGTTAAGCACTTTCACAAATTCATTTCCCGGCTGAACTACCCTAAGGTTTCTTGTTATATTACGCGCGTATATAATAAGGAATATACCCGTGAGCGCTTTAACTAAAAGCTGATAATCTATCCCAGGCTCCAACATATTACATGTTAGGGCTACAAAGAATAGAATCGCATTGGTTAAAAACAACTCCTTAACCGCCTGCATAGTCTTTTTGTGCTTGTAGGGCTTTCCTTTTGCCCGGTCTGCCAAATAACCTACCAACCAGTTCAACGCGGTAACGATAACTACTAAAAATATAAAGTCCCGTATATCCGTAACTACTGCAAGAACGGTCACAGCAAAAAACGTGCGGAAATAGGTCTCTAATTGTTCTATCACTTGATTAACCCTATACGGGTGTTCGATACCGTACATGCCTTTATAAACCCGTCCGCCTTCATTTGGCGTATCAACGGCTCTATAAAAAGGTCTGCTTTGCCCCGTTCGGCTTCAAACCTTTTAACCTTGCTTGTATCTGGAACGACTACCGAGCCGCCATATGTCTGAATCTTCATACCCGTGCTCGTACTGTTTTGGTCTGCTATCTGCAAATACCGCGCGAACGCGTAGTAGCAAATAACCTTTTCAAGCCCTGCGAAGTTAGACCCGTCCGGGATATATTGCGCGGGGGCAGCCTCATACATGCTGCCAACCTGCGGCATTATATCGAGTAGGTCTGCCTCGAAGAACGCCTTTTCTATCTTGTTGTCCTTAACGTCCGTTGCTATTTCAAACAACCGGCGAAACAACGCTATTGGGTATGCCATCTTCTTCCTCGAATTTATTGTTAATTTCTGTAACCGACGGGTCAACTCCGAACACTTGGTGCAGCTCGCGCGAAATGCGTTGACGTATCTTCTGCAAGCTATTGCGATAGACCTTTTGCAGCTCCTTTATGACCTCGCCCGAGGCGTTTGAGTAGGTCATCAGCGAACTGTCAATAAGGGGTAACGGAATGTTATATGCAGCTATCGCGATATCCTTTCTAAGGGGTTCCACATAAGCCTTGTAAAGCTCCCTATCTATAGGACTGCCTAACTGGTCTACCTTGATAAACGGTTTGTCCGTGGCTACGTTCTCGTCTCTTACAGTAAGCACTGAACCGGCGTTCTCGCTACCCATCATATCGGCTAATGTATCTCTGAACTCCTGTTGTGCCTGCTCGGTCTCAAAGTCACCGTGCGACACAATACTACACATGTGGAAGCCTCTGCCCAAAGTACGGTTAACATACTTGCCGTTCTTGTCCTCCGCGCCCATCTCGTTTCGTACCGAATGGAACGTGCTAAGGGGGTACGGTCGGGTTGTTCCCAGGTTCACGTATAATAGCTGCCCCTTGTGGTTCTCGATACCGCCGCATTCCTCAACCTCTGAAGCGAAGTTTTCCGGGTCAAAGGTCGGGTATACTGTGGAGTTCTGTGCGCTGCTTGTTGCTTTGACGTTCTGTCTATCCCAGTTATTGAAAACGCGCCATCTCTTTACGGTGGGGTCTTTCAAATAGTTGTCGTTCATCTCGGCACGGACATATTCAAACGGAACGTTGTACACGTTTCGGGGCTTGTAGCCTTCGGGCGTCAGCCCATACTGTACTATCCAAGCCCAGCCCCTAAAACGTGCAACATCGTTTGCTGTAGCCTCTAAAACGTCATCCATATTACACCCGTTCCCGTTTGTTATCGCAGCGAAGTCCTTGTTTTTGAAACCTTCACAAATAATGTTCTCGGTCATTTTCTCAACTGCGGCGGTAGCTGTCTTGGAAGCGTATATGAGCTCTGCTATTTCCTGCGGATATAAGTTGCCGTCTCCGTAGTTAATAATCTTATCGCCCGTGTTAGCGGACAACTTAAGCGCCTTTTCGACAACAAGCGCGAAACGTCTGTAACCTATCATATTTAATTCTCCTCTTTATTGATTTCTACGAAGCAATCGGCGTAAGCCGGGTTTTCACGCATAAGCCGTTCCGCGATTTTGTCTGTCATGTTCGCGCTCTTATACACGATGCCATCAACGTAATGCACGATACGCGCCCCGGGCTTCATTGCCCACCTGTAAACTACTTTTGTCAGATACTTCGTTTCATACCACAAAGATAAATATTCCATATCTATGTGGCAATTAGGGTCAAGTTTTAGACCTGTCATTGCGTAATACGCATCTAACTTTTCCTGTAATGTTGCAACCTTCGGTTCAGCAACAACGGGTGCAGAGCTTTTGCCCTGTCCCGTAGTATTAGTTAATTCTTCTGCCATTTTCTTTTTTATTTAATTGTGGGTTGTGGTGCCGGTGCCGGTGCCGGTGTCGACGAAGACAACAAGGCGTAATCGGATCTACTCAAATAATGAATCGTTGTCCCTACTTGCCAATCTTCAACGCCATATGTGAACGTTGTAAGGCCATCACCTGTTGAATCGTAGCTTGTTTCCAGGCAAACCAACGGCGCACCCAGCCCATACACGTTACACTGAAGGTTTTGAAACTCAACCGCTAAAACTAATTCTGCGCATTGCAGGTCGTTAACCACCCCTAAAGGAGTTGCTCTCGAGTGCGCCATGTTTACCATCGCGAAATCCTTAAAAGTCACCGAGACATCATATGCGCCGGGTATTATATCCTGCGACTTCAGACCTACCGTAAGCGACATTGAGTTGTTGATAGTGGTAATGTCGTAGGCTAACGCCCCGGTTTTGAGCGTTATTTTTGCATCACCGGCCGGGCCTACAGTAAAACTCGCAATATCCGAAGCATTGAGAAGCTTTGCCGATACCGGACGAGCGCCAACCACAGCGCCACAAGGCATAGCCAAGCCCGATTTAATTTTTCCTATACATGCCATATTATTTTTTCCTTTCTTTTTTTAATTAATTACTATCCTACTGCTGCCGTATAAAGGGCATCGTAGTCTGCTACTGCTATAGCCACAGAATCCTCGCCGATAACGTTTTCGGGCGTTTCCAAGGTGAACGTAGTCCAGTTACCGTTTTCGTGTGAGTTGTTATCTATTGCCGTAGCGGATAGTCCGTAATACAGTCCGTAGATGCGCGGAAACATACCGTCTGTGGGCTTCGCGATAATCACAAACGACCCGTTAACGAAAGACTGCATAACTTGCCGCCATGCAACGTCTACCGTATCGGTGAATACAATGGACGCGGAATGCGTGTTTGCATTCGGTGCGCCGTCGTTAACCTTTAGCGCAGTAGACAAAACGAGTGACCTCTTAACCGTGTCAATTCTGTATGCCTTCGCCCCGGAAACTAATTCGAGTCCCGACACAACCATAGTGCTGACGTCCATTGAAAAGCTGGCTATATCCGCCTTATTAATAATAATCGCGCTACTTAAACCAGTCGCGCCACTGTCGCAATTATAAGGAATTGCTCTTGTCAATTTTGTAATGCATGCCATAATTAATCTCCTACTTTTGATTTGATTGCGGATACTACATCGCTGACCACATAAGTGAAATAATTCCCTGCCGAACCCTCGGGCGCGGTTAACGTTACTGTTATCATACCTGCGTTGGCGTTACTATCAAAATCGAATCCCGAACACTCCAAAGGAGAGACAGTGCCCACAAATGTATATTCGCCGTTTGCCTCCTCTACAAGGACATAAAACCTGCCTGCAAGAAGAGACCTTGTTTGAGATACATAAGACCCGGTACGCGGCATTTTAAACACTACACTAATGTCCTGCTTTACGGAAGCATCCATAGCCCGGAGCGACCCGGTAACCTGGATATTTTGCTTGTACCCCTCTACCAAAATAGATTTAGCGTTGGGGGCAAAAGTGATAGAACTAACATAAGTATTCGTTGATGAGAACTTCATCCCCGTAACGTCCTCGGCGTGTACCAAATATATGTTTTTCACGCCGAACTGCGGAATCGTACACCCTACAGTGATATTACCACTAAGCTTATCTAAACAACTTTTTGCCATATTATATAAAATGAAAAAGGGGCTGGGTTAATATCCCAACCCCTTTTATTGTTAATACTAATTTTCGTTAAACCGAAGCATGTAACCACATTTGCATCTTTTCGGGCGCAACCAGCATGGCGTCAGCCGCGAACAATGTTTGTGAATAGTAGTTACGGCTCTTGGCGTCTTGGATGAACGGTGCGATGTTAGTAGAACTACCCTCCAAAGCAATCTGAATATTGTCCTTTGGTGTGAATACTACGAAAGCATCCGTATTACCGTCAACCAAGGCAGCGTTAGACACGTGGCGAAGTTCGTTAATCTTGTACCCCTCGAAGAAGTAAACCGGGCGACCGTCCACAACGTCGGACTGCGCAGCGCTATTATCTCTATCCTGCAAAAGGTTCTTATAAAGGCGCATAACGTTAGATGTTACGAAGAACTCCGAGGTGTCGAGCGTATCTGGGCGTTGTGCGTCGATAGCTCCACGAAGTGCAGCAAGAACGCCTGCTGTGTCGAGCGTCAGAACGTTTTCGGTCTCTCCGCTATCCTTGAACTGCTTGATGATACCACCGCGCGTAAAGATACCGTAGCCCGTAGCCTCTGCCTTAGCGTCACCATCCAGCCAAGCGAGACGCAGCAAGTCAGCTTCCAACACCTTCAATACTTCGGACTGAATGAAGCCAGCCAAATCGGTTGCAGAAAAATCGTCCTCAAGGTTAATACCGCGAGCCACCATTTTGCCCCACAAAGACTGCAAACAGATTTCGATAGGCAGTTCGATAGGTGCGTGTGTGTAATACTTAACCTTATTGGTTACATTTTCGTAGAAGTATTCGCCACCGCATCCTACTGATTTGCGCAACGCTTTGTCGGCTGCTGCAAGGGAAACAACGGGCGTGTTGTTAGCGATACCGTTAAGCACGGTAATACCGTTAGAAATCTCACCAGCCAAACCGACGGTCAAAGAGATAACTTCGTTCAAACTGTTAATATTCAGTTTGTTAAGTTCTGTAAATGTAAATGCCATAATTTCTTAATTTTTTGTTTGTTCAAATGTTATTTTTTGTAAAATCGCTTTGCCGCTTCGGCTACCGCGTCTCGGCTAAGGGCTGTTTCTTTCTTCTTCGGCATGTTAACCGCTGGCGCACCGGGTTTCGCTGTCACTCTGCTAAATTGAGCCGTCATAGCTTCCAGCGATGCGGTAAGTGAAGTGACTGACGCTTCCAAAGCTGCTATACGGTTTGCAAACTCTTCGGGTACGGCTGCTGTTTCGGGTTCTACTACCACTTTCTTGGGTCCTTCTGCCTCGTAGGGCTTAACCTCGGTAATCACACCGCCTTCGATAGTGATAACCAAAATACCTTCCTCGACTTGAATTTGTACTTCACCGTCCGGGTGAACGTTGCCTTCACTATCAAAGACCTTGTCACCGATAGCCATCACCTCACCAGCCGCCTCGATAGTAATGCTATTACCATCCACGGTTTCTACTGTTTCCGTCGCAAACTGCGTCTTTTGGAACAAGTTTGCAAACGAGCTGAAAAATTTGTTCATTTTTTTCTCTGTTTTATTGTTATTAAAAAGACTTTCCGTGGCGGCTGGAAGCCCCACTAAATCGCATGAATACAATTCCACAAACTCGGTAACGTCAAGAATACCGTCATTCAATTCTACCGAATTGCAACCAGCTACAGAAACACCCAACATATCGGGTTCTTTTTCTATCATGGTTGCGATAAACTTCGCCTCGTTGGGGTAGGCTGTTTCCAGTGCTTCGGACATCTCGAAGTCGGCAAAGGCCGCGCCATTCTCGTAAACGAAGTTTTTAAACTTGCCTAAATACCCGTCCAGCATATCGCTGCCATTGTGGGTACGTCTGCAATGAACTGGCTTGAGGTTTCCGAGCGCTACAACGCTTTTAACAGCCGCGTCCGTAATCGAAATGGGGTATTCCTCACCTTTGTACACCCCAAAGTTGGTCGTTAACCCGGCTTGAATAATTCTAAGTTTTCTAAATTTCATATAATTTGTCTTTGTTGTAACACGTGCAAAGATAGGCAGTATATAGTAAACTGCCATCTCTGTACGAGTTAATGGTTTAAAATGTCGCCAACCCCTGGACTACCGAAACATCGTTTTGTCCGTTGTTGATGTCCTGCACCGATACAACCGGGTTGGGCATGCTCATTACTGCGTCGATAACTACCCCGGCGAGTTGGTTAATGCTTTCGTTTGATAACTTCATGCTTCCGGCTTGCTTGACTACCCGGTTAGCTTCGGAAAGCCCGGCAACCATACCGCCATCAGCAAACTTGTAAAGCCCCGATGTACCGAACGAATTGCCTCCGTGTGCTTCATTGAGTGCAGATAACGCGTTAATCTCGGCGCTCGCTGTCTTCTTCATGATATAGACGTTCTCACCGCCTTCCGCCTCGAACACCTGCCCATTATCGCCCCGGAACGTTACACCGCCTTGTGCATGGGAGCGCCCATATATCATACCACCCTTTGCATACTTCTTGACTGATGTGTTAATTTTCGTATCGGGGTCTTTCTGTTTTGCAATCGTAGCGACTTGTTTCATACCGAATGCGATAACAACTGCGGCTTGTGCGATACCGAGAATACCCCCAGTAGCAAGAGCTTTTGTTGCGCCTAAGTAAGTATTTATTGTAGCTTGAACAACTGCAAATGCTTTACCTATAGCGCTTTGTTCTCCTAACAGTGCTGACATTTGTCCTGCGAGACCTGCGGTCATTGTCAGCTCTGCATTAACGCGTGCTCTGGTGTTCTCCTCCTTTGCCTTCTCGTATTTGGACTGTATCAACGCGGTGTCCGCGCCTATCTTCTCGGCGGCTGCAATCTCCTGCGCGTATTGTGCATCAAGTTGCGCTTGTCTTAGGTCGTACTCGTTTGTTATTTCTGCCATCTTAAGTTCGTGCAGGTTCGCCGCGTCCATCGCTTCGCGTTCCCTCATTAGCGCGTCTTGCTCTTCTTTACGTTGCATCTCCAACTGTTGTATGCCCAAATTAAACTCGGCTTCCTTGTTGGCATATTCCTGCTTTGAGATGAGACCCTGTTCTAATCTGTACTTTTCAAGCTTTAAGCTTTCCTCGACGTATGCCTTTTCGTTCTCCAACTTGGTTTCCGTCGAACTGTTCTCCAGTTCTTTAGCTTGCATCGAAAGGTTTAGAGCCGTTAACGCTGTTTCCATCTGCTTTATTGTCTCAGCCTGTAATGCACGTTTTTGGTTCTCCGCGTCCTGCGCTGCCTTTATCGCGGCTTGTGCCTTCGCGCTCTCTGCCGCCTTGTATGCTGCTACATTGGCATCTATCTGCGCCTTTACAATGCCGCTCGCTTGGTTTTCCAGCTCTTTACGCTCCGCGATGTATTCCGCTTGGCGTGCTTGCAGGTCTGCGAGTGCTTGCATCTCGGCGCGTCTGTCCTCTTTGCTGGTGTAACTCAATTCGTTTTGCGCCTTGATTTGGTTATACTTCTGTTGCAACACGTCTATCTCGGCTTTTTCCATCTGCTTGGAAATCGCGATAGCCTTTTGAGCTGCTGCGTTTCGTTCCTTCGCGGTCTTTAACTGGTCTCCTACAATGGTACGTTGCGCTTCCAGTTCCCTACGCATCGCCGACAACGTTACGAGGTTGTTTGTTTCTGCCTCGTATATTGCAAGTTCTTGCTTGGAGAGTGTTTTGGCTGCGTTCGCTGCCTTTGTGGTCTCCTCGGTAATAAGACCGATAGACGAAAGCAAGTTTACAACCTTCTCCGTTATCCACTCGAAAGCCTTTGCCACACCCCCGAGAAGCTCTGTTACGCCGTCGAGTATCCGGGAGAAGATAACCTCAAACGGAGCGAATGCCGCCTTTAGGTTTGCCGCCATCTCACTGTTACGTTTCATCAGCTTTTCGATAGTGGACACGAGAACAAGGATAACCGACACAACCGCCAATATCGGGTTAGCTCTCAATGTAGCATTAAACACCTTTAGGATGTTCACGCCACCCGATAGAGACGTAGCCATAGCCGCTGTTGCCCCGGAAAGACCTTGTGTGCTTGACATTGCTTCCTGTATGCTCTCCGCATAGTTACCTACGTTCCGGCGGTTATCGCCTACCGCCTTTTCCATGTCCTTAAGGCGGTCGCTTATCTCCTTTGTTTCGGTGACAAGCTTCTGCCCCTCCTCGGAGTTGTTGCGCGTCGCTGCGCTCATCGCGTTTAGCTCCTTGGTGTTCTTTGCAAGCTGCGCACGGAGCGCGTCTACGCTATCCTCTTGACTGTTTAAGAGCGTCGTGCTCGTCTTTATCTCGCGGTTGTTGTCAGAAATAGACGCATTAACGTCTAACAACTGCTTTTTCAATTCTATTTGAGCCTTTGCCGCATCGTCTACCGCTTTTTTATAATCGTCTTGACCAAGCGTCCCGGCCTTGTACGCCTTGCCTGCCTCGTCCAACTGCTTCTTCTCGTCCTTAAGTGCTGCCATTAGCTGGCTCTTTGTCTCGGCCAGTTCGACGGACTTCGCTATAAGAGCGTCCAGCCCGTCGAGGGCGGAAGACGTATCAAATGAGAGGTCGAGTAGAGTAACTTTTTCTGTTGCCATAATCCAAATTATTAATTTTTAACTGCGATTAACGTAACGTTCGCATTTCCCGTTGACGGGTCCCAATTACTTAATGTCCTAAGGTAGAACCAGTGGTTAAGCTCACCTACGAAATAAAGCGCGTCGGACTTCATTTTCTGTATATCAAAATATGATAGGTTCATTTTAGCCGTCACCTGCCACCCAGGGGAAAAACGGTCATAATGCCCTGCTATCGTAGCGCGGTAACCGCTCGCACGGTTGAAGTAATTATCCGGCACGTACGAGCCTGCTAATCTAATCATAGAGGCGTATGGCCTTTGCGCGCCGGGGTTCACCGGGAACGCGCTCTCACCTACAGTCTCCTGCGTAGATATAGCGCCTCCGTAACCGCCTACCGTCTGTTTAAGTGAGCCTACCTGCACTGCGTATGTTCTTGCAGCGCCGGCGGTTTCTGCAACCTTTATACTTGATTGGTCTATTTTCCCCGTCCAGTCTACCCGGTACGTAGAACTCGTAGACGGGTTGATAAACGGTTTGAGTGTCAACGCAAACGGGCTTGATTTAAATTCATACGTCCAGCAAAACGCTTTGCAGAACGCCTGCACAATACCGAAAGGCGTATCTACGCCCATTGTTTCCACCAAGTCCCATGCATAGGTAGGGGCGGTAGCCGAATTAATCTTGAACGATATGAAATACGCTTCCGTATTTGGCACCGTAGTAATCGGCGTTCCCGAATATACCATAGACGAGGCGGAGGTAGTGAAACCGAAGTTCAAATCGTGTGTCGGTCTTGGCGTAACCAAACAAGACGTAGAACCCGGGCTTACCGGGCTGTACTTGTAGTTGCCATCGGGTCTTACCGCGCCTCGCGCAAACGCCAAAGCGAATGTACCGCCGTTGCTTCTAAGATAAACGGTAGCAGGAGCATAAGGTGGGAGAACAATAAACGAATCGTCGGTAAACCTTAAATCGAATTCCGAACCAGTCATGTAGGTAAAACACGTGGCAACCTCGTTGCTTTCCGCTATCATATAGTTGACTGCATATACGGAGCCGTCCAACCCGTCGTGCGCGCCTTTAAAAACCAACTGGCTTTCCGCGTCCTTGTAATCACCTGCCTTTTTTGTGACCCGGTCTGCGATGTATGACATAAGCAAGGGCGTTGACCCGTTCGCCGCGTATATCGTAGGTATGGTAACGTTGTTGGGGTACGCGTAATTAAGGCTATCTATGTATGTCGAAAACTGATATGCCGGTGTTTCAAATTTGGGTATGGCAACCACCGGGGCACGCAATGTCGAAAGCTTCGATATGTTTTCTATCAGTTCAAGGCTATACCCGTCTTCGTCTGCTGTTACACGTACACGGAACAAACCGCTACCGAACGGAATATTGAAGCCCCCGAAATACAATTCTGCACGGTACGGAGCCGTTTTTATGAACTTCCCCGGGAAACGCTCGGAACGGAAAACCCGGTCGTTTACTTCTGAACGGGGGACGTTGATTGTCCCGGAGTAACTAACCGTTTGCTCCGTGAACTTCAAAGGGTCCGGGTTGTTGATAGTCAGCTTCACCGAGTTAGCGGTTACACCGTCTATCACTTCACCATTAATTCGTATTGTTAAATCCATATTGTTAAGGTTCTATAATTTCAAACTTGCATTTAAACGCCGCTACCCGTCCCGTCGCACCGCCTTGTATGTTCAGCGCGTTCGGGTTCTGTATCGTAACGCGTGCCCACTGATTGGTAGCCAAAGGGAATACCCCGGCGACATCGCCCGAACGTGAAAGCCAGTACAGCGCGTTTTGGTTATCGTCCGTTACTACTACGCTTATCGTAACGTCGTAGGACAACACACGGTTGCCGCCGGAGAAGTTAACCAAGTAAGTGGGCACAATACGGTATTGGTCAAAATACATCGTATCATATGCCCCCTTGCTGTTAAGCCATCGAAGCGTTACCCGTTTATTAGGGTCAGAGCAATACGGGTATTTACGTTCAAAACGTGCCCAGCCCCAGATAGACGCGTCGTCGGCAGTTCTAAACTGGTATGTTTGGGGGTTTGCCCCCTGCACTACATACGCATTATCCCATGGAGTAGATGTACCCGTACCGTTGTTTCTGAACTTTAGTCTACCGTCCGAGTTCGCTGTAAGCTGTCCGTATCTCAAAGCAAAGTTAAACGGTTTACCCGTTAACGGGCTGTTAAGGAAATGAACGCAATTAAAGTCAAATCGGTTAAACAGCCCGTTACCGTAGTCCGATAGGTTGCGCGTGCTTGCCCACGTGGCGAACCGCCCATCTGCTAAAGGGGCATGTATAACGTTAATATTAATACCCTTCAACGTACCCTCCATGTATTGTATTGATACATGGTCTACGTAGTCGGTAAAACCGAGACCTGCGTTAATGCTCTCTGTTATGCTCGGCGTAGCGGCTGCCATCATTGACATATCCAAAACCGCGCCCTCGTATGGGGTAACTGCGGCGGTTGCCTTTGTATATCCATTACGTGAATAGATAAGGGTTATACTGGTAACCTCGCCTACCTGCTCCAGTCGTATAGGGCGATAAATACCTGCGCCAATTCCGCATATGGTTATGTAACCAGCCGCCGTTGCCGTATCGTTAGTTAATAGGTTTCTTATAATCATTGCTTTTTAGTTAAAATGGTTAATATCTCTGCCCTTACTATCCGGGACACCTCTACTGTGATACGTTGCACCATCTCGGGGGTTAGTATAGAGCTTGCTACGCCGCCCTCGTTGTGCTCGTTGGGTACGCGGATGCCGTCGCGCTTGATAACGTATGCGATTGCGTATGCCGCTTCTTCGGGTATGTCCGTTCCGGCGTTCGCGTTCTTGTCTTTAATCCATTGCCTAATGGCAGAAACGGGCGGAAAGCTGCCAGCCGTCCGTCCGCCTTCCATCTGATATATGTATGCCGGGCTTTCAATCTTCACGCCGCCTGCATACTCTACCACTTCGGTTTCCCTATCGAAGCGACCCGAAGCGTTAAGCCCCATGCGATAGTAGTTAGCTACTATCTCGTCGCGTATCTGCCTAACTAATTGGGTAACTTCCTTGTTCATAGTTAAATATACTTAAACCAGCTAAAATGTTTCCTTGTCTTTGGGTAGTCTACGTCGTGCTCGTTGCCGTAGGCTTCCCTCTCAAAGCTCATACGGTCGTATGGCTTGTCGTTCGGGTCGCACGGCTTCTTCTCGAAGCTCCAGCTGATAAAGCGAATAACGTACTCAACGCCATACCACAAGTAAAACGGCACGTACAGCATTTCGCGCATTTGCATCGTGTGAATGTGTTCATGTCTTAACGTCGTTTCGCTTATAACCGCGTTATAGCGCGCGAAAAGGACGCCGAATAGGTTAATAGCTTTGAAGCCCTTAACCGGGATAAAGTTGTTCCAAATGATTTTCATGCTTTTTTGTTTTTAAACAGTGTACAAAAGTACGAAGTAAACCATCAGAAAGCAAACGGTATTAAGTTCACGCCCCATACTTGTATGCGTCGAACGTTGCCTCCCAACCCGATTTGATGGTGTCGTACTGGTTCTGCACTTTGGCGATACGTAGCGAGCCAATCTCGTAGCCGCATATGAAGCTCTTAAGCATCTCATGCAACAGTAGGTCTGTGCGTATCAAAGTTGCTATCTCTACCGCATCGTCTCGCATATAAGCTGATGTACCCATGCAGCGAATGACAACCGTGTAGGCGCTTGACCCCGGTACGTTCGTGTCCGTATAGCTTCCAGTCGTTACGTCAAGCGTAAAAAAGTCGTCACTCAATTCGTTTGCCGCTACGTTCTGTACTGCGGTATCTCCGAATATCAGCGTTTTGCCCAAGGCCGTAGCCCGGGCGTTCGCTGTGTTAATTATTGTTTCAAAAGTCATAACTATCTGTTTTTCATTTGTTGTTTCTTCATTTCTCGCTTCTCCTTCTCTATCTCGTCGTTACGTTTGGCGATAGCCAGCATAGCGTCCGAGTAGTTGATTTGCTTTGCGTCTTCAAAGCTACAGTGGAATAGCTCGGCGGTAATCTGCACAAGTCCGAGTAGGTTCTTTGCTTGTTTAATGTTCTCGTCGCCCGTCAACGCGCTTTCGCCCGTCTGCTTCATATTCCGGAACACTACTTGTTCGAGACCGTCCGCGATTTCCATCTGTGACACTATGAACTTATCAAGCTTTGCGGCGTCGAGAATCGTTTCCGCTTCGTAGTTGTCATCAGTCCAAGCCTTGATACGCTCGTTTGCGTCCTCTGCACGGCGCGTTTCAAGCATAGACCATAGAGTTATACCCTCAACGTCCCGAAGTCTGTACACCGCCTTCCCATTGCGCGTAGCGACTTGCGAGGGTCGGCAGTACTTAATCATATCCTTTAGCAACTTCTCTTCGTCCTTGGTTATTCGGACGGTTCCGTTTGCCGGTAGGTTAGCAACTCTTAGTAATACCTTTCGGTTGTTTATCGCTGTTATGCGATATATCCACTTCAATATAAATTTCTTCATTATTTGGGTCTGTATTTACGTATCAAGAAGTCCACACCGTAACGGAGAGCGTCGAGTGCGTGGTTCCACGCGTCTATGGCTTCGTTGGTGTATGTGTCCGATACCTCGTCCTTAATCCATTTGTAGTTATCCAACTCGTCAAGCAGCTTGACCGAACGCTTTGTTACGTGCAACTTGAACTGCTTGACCTGTGCAATACCAGCCGCCACAGAGCCGCGTCCCTTGACACACGGTATCGCTTTGATATGCTTCTGCTGTAGCTCCACGATGCTCTTTTGCTCCGCACTGTCACACACCGTTACAACGCGGTTCAGTGCATTAGCGTTCAAGTAGTCCGCTATATGGCTATTTAGCAAGCCTTGTTCATAGCAAAGCAAGTCCACGAACAAATCCCAGCCCTCCATGCGTATATCGACTATCGCGGTAGGGTCATTCACGAAACCAAAGTCAAGCCCCAGGCACCTGCCCGTAAACGTCTCGGGCATATCGTCAATAACCTCATATTCGGGGTAAACGTTACCCTCTACGCCGCCCGTCAAGCCCTCACCGTACACGCGCCACCAGTTAGCATCGTTCTTGTTCTTCTCGATGGCTGCCACTTGTTCGGGGGTCAAGTACGGGTTATCCTTGTACGTTGAATGTACGGTAACGTATCTGTCACCTACGAACTCCGTTTCGCCCCAGAACTTACGCACGGGGTTATAGTCTATAATAACTTTCTTCCTTGTTCTGATATCAAGCTGCCTAAAGATTTCCCGGGGTATGCCCTGGGCCTCGTTGACGAACAGAATATCACGTGCAGGGCCGTGCACCTTCCCGGCGTTATCACACGAGAAGAACTCTATTATCGTGCCGTTCGGGTATTCGTATGTACTTTCCGTTTTATTAAACTTGTTCTCGTCCCAGTAGCCCTCGGCTACCACCATAGCTTTAAAGTCTCGGAGCATACCGCGTTTCACCATAGGGAACGTAGCCGCTACGCACGAGATAACGAGCGGTTGCGGGTTGTTCAATGCAAGTATGTGTAACATCTGTAGGGTTGCCCATGTCTTGCCGCTACGTGTACCGCCTTTAGAGGCTACTCCGCGTATCTTCGGGTCTACGAAAGCCGCCAGTATCTTTTCAAAAGTAAATGTAACGTTCATGCTTATAAATGTTTAATGCCACAAAGGTAGTTAAAACCGATGTGGCATTGATGTTTGATAGAGTTTAAGCCGGGAACATGGCGCGTAACACGTCGTTAACCTCGTCTTGTGAAAGCTCCTTGTTGAATATTAGTAGCTGGCGGAAGCCCATTTGGGTAAACGCTGTGTTTCTCTGTGCAATATATAATTCGTCTGCTTTAGCACCCGTACCTACTGTGCCGCCAAACGGAGTAACACTACCGTCTTTGGCGTACACCTTGCCGTTCGTTGATACTCCTACGCGGGTGTTAGGTATTTTTCCTGGAGCACTCCGAATATAGGTGAGCAAGGATTCAGTGTCTTTGAGATTGTACATAATGAGGTTCGTCCCGTGAATTACTCCAGCACTAGTGTCTATCGTACCCAGCCAATCTATATCCCAAAAGACGGTGAACCTTTCGGGAAACAAGAACCTGCTTGTACGTGCCCCATCGTCCACACCGTCGAACTGTAATGTACCCTTTTTCATCGTTGCGCCCTCTACGGTAATGTCGGGGGATTTACCTTCCATTGTAGCGGTATTGGGTATCGTGGCTAATTCGCCGTCCGGGAATGTACGTGCATCCCACCTGCCTATTAAGTTGGCATCCCATATAGAGGGCTTGCGACTACCGCCGATACCCCATTTAGCGGTCAGTCCCGATATTTGGAACGGCCGCATGGGTATTTGCTTGATATCAAATCCTCTCATAGGCTACTGGAGCGTTTCAAATGATACCTCGGTGCAGTTGTCGTACGATACGCGTAACTGTTGACCTACTACTGTGCCGGCAACATTAAACTCGGCTACATTACTAAACACGAACATATCGCTTATCTTGCGGTCTACCACCCACTTTTTGCCGTTAATGGAGCGTTCAAGTACAATCGTACCAATGTTCGATACCTCAATTTGAAAGGCGATACTATCGCCCGTTGCGGTTACTACCGCCGAATAAGTCCTTGCCGTAAAAACTGTTTTTAGCTAAATTATTAAATTCCCCCTAACTTTTGTAGGTTCTTCACTGCGTCCTCGGAGAGTACGTTAACCTGCATAGCCTTTGTGCCGGCTTCCTTGCCATTGCTCGTAACGTCTTTAAGGTCTCGTAGTCCTCTAAGCTTTGCCATGTAGTTAGCATCAACCACACCGGCAAGCGCGCTTTCGTCCATATCGGTTGCTATGAGTTCGGCGATAAGGGCGTACCCGGTCAATAAGTTGGCCGCTTCTTCGTTCCCGTCGTCCGCCAGCTTTTCAAGTCGTGCGCCGTTCTTCTTGAACGCTTGCAGAGTCCACCCGATAAAAAGGCAGAAGCCGCCAAGCGATGGCGCGCGTTTCTTTTCTATGGGTACTTTTTGCCCGGCTGCGTTCCCACCCTTTAGGACTTCATACGTGATGAAGGGGTTCTTCACGCAAAAGTTCATGTACTCGGCTACGTAATCTATGCACTCCTCTACGGTAGACAACGTAGCACCTTTGCAACCGCGCGTCTGCACGACCTCATAAAGCTCCTTGCATTTCTCCAAATCTGTTTTAGGGGCCGGGGCTTTGCCCGTCGCTTGTCCCTTGGTAATTGCCGCCTTCGTATCGGGGGCGGCTCCCTTCTTTGCTCTTCCTGCCATATTTTTGTTATTTGGTATTTAAGGTATCGCGCGTGTGTGCTCGCGGTCTCTTAAAGAGATGCACAAGTAGTATTCGGACGACACCGCGTAGTTCGAATTAACTGCTTTGGTTCTTTCCAATTATGGCACAAAGGTAGGCAACAAATCGCATCAGACCAACCAACGGCCAGTTAGGCATTTTCTACAAATAAAGTTTACAAATGAATTATATTTACAAT